TTTCTACGACCGCCCGTTTTGTTTATTGTCGTTTTATCATTTTCACGACACTGTAAAAAAGTTAAAGAAAAAGCTTGACTCGTATAGTATAAGTGCCGTATATTATAGGGTAGTTAGAAATGACAATAATTTAAATGAAAAGGATATAAGATATGAAACAACAACCCGATATAATAGTTGAAGTAGTTAAGAGTGGCAATAGGTATAATGCCTTTGACAGTGATGGTAATAAGTATACATCACAGATAACTACTGGTGCTAGAAAGAAAGCCTTTCACTGTGATTACTTACTTGGACGCTTTACTAACAAGAGTGGTAATTACTACTGGAAGAAAGTTGATCCGAGTGAGTTAGAAGAGACTGTTACACCGGTTAATAACCCTGTTGAGATACCATCTGATCAGAATGAGATACTTAACTTCATTCATACTTCATACAACCTTAAACCGACTGGTTTGGTTATGAGTGAGTTAAAGTGGAAGTATTTGATCCGAAGTGCAGTCAGAGGTAAAAACATTATGATGACTGGTATGTCAGGGTGTGGTAAGACAATGAGTGCTAAATCTCTTGTTAATGCTTTAGATCGACCCGACTTCTACTTTAACCTTGGGGCTACTCAAGACCCTCGTTCAACCCTGATTGGTAATACTCACTTTGATACTGATAAAGGAACGTACTTCAGTAAGTCTTTATTTGTTAAGGCTATCCGTACACCTAACGCTATTATCTTGTTAGATGAATTGACCCGAGCTCACCCTGATGCGTGGAATATCTTAATGACTGTATTAGACTACGGACAAAGATATCTACGGTTAGATGAGCAAGATGGATCCGAGACTGTTAAGGTAGCCGATGGTGTAACCTTTATAGCAACTGCTAATATAGGTAATGAATACACAGCAACCCGACAGCTTGACAAAGCCTTGTTGGACCGATTCACAGTTATTGAGATGGACATACTTAATAATGAAGAAGAAAAGAATCTCTTAACATATATGTTTCCTCATGTTGATCCGAATGTATTAACTGATGTATCTGAGATAGCTCATTTGACACGAATTGAATCTAATAGTGAGACTGCAAGAATCACTTCAGGTATATCAACACGGACATCGGTTGAGTTAGCCGGCTTGTTATTTGATGGCTTCAAACTTGAAGAAGCATCTAACATAGCCATCTATCCTCAATATGATCCGACTGGGGGAGTTGACTCTGAGCGGACTTTCATCAAACAACTTGTACAGAAGTTTATAGATGATGGGTCTTCAGATGACTTATTTAATGAGGATGAAGTTAAGGACGCTTCAAACCTATCATAATGATTGACGGGTCCGAGTCTTATCGGGTTGACTTGGGCCCTTCAGTTATCCACATAGTTATCAACATCAAGTTATCCACAATTTCAAAGAGCATACTACTTTATGGTGAGCGGGAGCTACACCATAGGTTTCCTGTCCTTAGGCGGAATCCACCAAACTACCTAAAATTACGGCACTTGCATTATATGAAACAAGCTTTATTTTGTAACAGTTTGTAACCGTTTTATCATATGGGCCCGGGTGCACCCGAGCGATTTATCATGGTGTACACTTGCTACCGTTTTATCATTTTATATGGGCATAAAAAATGGGGAAAGACTTAACGCCTCTCCCCATCTGTATGGAACTCATTGTACTTTATATTATGGACTGTGTGTGTTGGATACTGTGTGTGGTCTTTGCATATTCCTTCCAGCTTCCAGTATCGGCAACCCTGCTTCAGTTGGTACATATATAACTTCAGCCGTTTCATTGTGTAGTCCTTCAATCCATCGGTATCTTAAATAGCCTTCATTATCCTTCAGTGACTCACCGATGATTTTATTTGCCTCAGCTACACCCTTGGCTCTTTCTACTTCAGCCTGTGCATACATTGAAGCTGATTCCATTTGAGCCTTTGCTTCCTCAATCAGAATCTGTTTGGACCATTCAGCCTCTTTAAGCTCTGCCTGTCCTCTTAACTCCAAGCGGTATATCTTATACTGTGGGAGACCCCACATTGCTACTACTACAAAGACAGCAGCTAATACGCCACCTAATGTCCATCTTGTTGTTGTACTCATATTACACTTTCTCCTTTTCTGTTGTTTGTTTTATTGGTGCTTCTAATGATGCAACCCAATCACCATACCACTCACCACCGTTTTCTTCACAGTAAATTGTAGCATCTTCAAATGAATCAAATGGTCCGACAAAATCAAATCCATCTGATAGGTTGCCTGTTACTATAATATATTTCTCTGGCATTAATGCACACCCCTTACATTCATCTCTTGTAATCTATCAATGATGTCATCCAACTCAACCGATACATCATGTGCAACAAGTTTAATCTCATCACGGGTTGCATTATCTAATCCACCCTGAAGGTGTCTTAATCTTTTAATTATTTCTTCCATTAATCTGAAATCCTCTTTTGTGTTTTTTCATGTTCTAGAACATAATCTTCAAGTAACTCCATAAACTCTGAATTCATAAATTCCCAAAGGTTTTCTTCTATCCCTTCAAAGATGTTTGCGGCTATGATATTTGTCGGTGTTGGACTTCCATCAAATGCCGGTCCGAGTGAAGGGTCATTGGTTGCAACCCAGTTATCATTTGAAGCCACCTCCAATAAATCACTATGATAGACTGGTACATTACTATCAGCCACTTCAAGGATGATGTCGGTTATCCAATCAGGATTATCTTCATCATTCTCATACATTTCATTCACATCTTCAAACGGCATCATACCGAATTCATCCTGTATTCTATCCTTCAGCTCTTCAACTGCATCATCATATATGTCTTGTAAATTCATATTATGTTATTCCTTTTTATTATCTATGTAAGTATCTACTGCGACATATATTAACAGGTATGCTACGAATATAATTGCACCCATTAATATCCCGTGTATTATATGATATTTTAACATCAATGGAAATAATATTACCGATGATATTAATAATAATATACTAATTAAATGGGATTTCATTTATATTTTCTCCACCGTTGCTGATACAAAATTTCTACTATCATTTGAGAACCAATCCATTTCATCTTCGATAATGGTCCGAGCTCTCTCTTCAACCGCTTCTTCGATTGAGTTAAACTCTGCACTCCAACCAACTATATCGTGTTCTGTAATTATATATGCCCTCTGAAATGTTACATTATATTTCTTCATTTGTTATTTCCTTTCTTTAATTAACTATTGTAATTTACGGCACTCAAAGTATATGAGTCAAGTATTATTTTAAGGTAAATAGTTTCCTGTTTCTCTATCAAATAAGAAACCGGTCCCATCACTGAAATATATGTTGTAGTAGTTAGTTTCCCAATCATCAGCATAAGCTACCTTCTTCTTGTCAAGATACTTAACTACATCCTCATACTTTCAATTTTTTCTTTCAATTGCTCTTAAAGTCAAATCATATATTTTACTATCATCCATTGTAATCTTCCTCCTCATCATTTTCTGGATAAAAGAATCCTTGATACTCACAAGTTTCTGGTCCGACTGGTCCTCTGTAAGCACCATCTTCTGTAAGTGATGGGAAAACTATATTAGGGTTATCTCCCATAGGACTATCATCAAATGCCTTTTCAATCCCAGATTCTCTATCACCTGTACCACCATTCATTTCATCAAGTAACTCATAATAATCTTTACCACCGAATACACCATACCCCTCATAGTTTTTCTCTAACCATCGGTTATTCTTATCATCAGTCATTGTAACTCTGAAAGTTTCCCGGTCTGAGTAACTACTTGGAATACTTCTTTCTGTGTCCATTGTTTTCCAACTAAAAAATCCCATCTTATTCATTCTCCCAACTTGATTTAAAGTTTACAATATAACAAGCCTGTAATCCTATTTCAGAATTATCATGGTCAATTCTATATTGAATATCATCTAACAATTCTTCATCTGTTGTTATCTGAGTTGCACCCTTTTCTTCAATGGTGTCCTTCATCATATCAAATAACACTTGTTTATCTTCTTGTTTCATATACATTATTTATATTCTCCTTTATTGCACCATCTAATCGGCGTTGTTTCTCATCTTCAGATAACTCATCCCAATCATCAGGAAAGGATATACCATCAACTGTATTTATCATTCTTTTCTTCCAATCGTTCTTTTCCTTTTGGGTATCACATAGTAAATCACCAAACATTGCAACCATTGAGGCACTTTTTAAATTATCTTGCATATTCTTTTTCCTCCAATTCATACATCATTTCCGTAGTAACATCTTCCAAAGGTATAGACTTAATCAGAGATACACCATAGTAAGTCGTACCACTACCCGATTCATAAGTCTTATCTTTATACCGACCCTTAACCTTACTTTGGTCATCTTGGAATCCTCTGTATATTTCCAATTTACCCGTGTTACAATTAACAATATAGGCCCACTCACAGAATAAACTATCACTAAGAAAGTCTTGGTTATCAATCATTTTTCCGTGAAGGGCGTAACTTGCCAAATCACCTTGCCAATTCCGTTGTTTAGAATAGTTATCATCAGTATTCTCAACTAACTTAATTTCTTTAAAGTCAGTCTTAATCAGATTAACATCACCATCACGGCTCTTAATATAATTAACTACTTCAATACCCAAATGACTTGGATATGAATCGAAGTGGTTATATGTAACCTTGTGCATATTCTCACCATTTAATCTTCCGAAGTATCCCACTGCTCCTCTTGTACCCATTGTGTTATTTCCTTTCTTGTTTGTTATTGTTTAATTATCAACTACCATAAGTTACGGCGGTTAAATAATACGTGTCAAGCTTTTTCTTTAAGTTTTTTTAATTCATCTATTGAGTTGTATTTAATAGCAATTGCCTTATCAATACATTCTAATACATAATCAGTATTAAAATACTCAATAGTACTTTCACTAGCACACGGGTGTTGTCCATTCCCATAGATATTAATCACATTACATTTTAATTTTTCTGTTACAGTCATTACTTTATTCCTTTCTGTTAAGTGGTGTAATTTACGGCACTCCAATAATACCATACAAGCTTTAATTTAATTTATTTTATTTGTATAATACAACCGTTTTATCATTATACTGTATGTAATAGTTTTATCATAAATAGTAAAAAAATAACCCCCCGCCATATAAGACGGGGGTTTCCTTAGTTAACAAGAAAGGGCGGCTCAGGACGAGCCTTTTAAGGAAATCAATCTTCTCTCCGGTCCACTTCCCCTTCTGTTACTTCATCTCCATACTGGTAATACTCATCATTACCATGCACACTATAACCATCAAATACTAATGTATAATGCTCTTCTCCCATCATACCACAATCTATACATTCAAACTCATAAACATATTCATCTCTAAAGTGGCCATAGCTTGCGTATTCTAAATTAGTACTATCACAATTTGGACAGTTACCATTCTGTATTAGAAACTTCTTCTTATCACTCATCTTCAAATTCCTCCCTATCGGTTACAGTTATATAATATCAGTCAAGTATTATTTTACCACTTATTCATTTCTTTTACAATCCACGGAACACCAAATTTAATCAGTAATCCACAGAATACCACAAACCCACCTAAAATTAATAGTGCTTCCCACAGTGGTACAGGGTTACTAACTACTACATTATGTTTCAATACTTCATTTGCTATTACTGGATTCATTATCCTATCCTTTCTAAAAATGTTTCTTTATCTTCACAGTGCTCAATCAAATCTTCATCAGACATATCATTCCATCCTTTACATCCGAAGATAAGAATATCAATTAAATCACCATTTGAAATATGGTCAAACTCAATCTCAGCCAGTAATTGCACCAACTCATCCCGTTTACCTTCTTTTATTTTGTATTCCATTATTATTTCCTTTCTTTTTAACTACCTTAATTTACACCACTTTGATAATACAAGTCAAGCCCTTTTTTAATAAGCCGAAGATGCCCTACTTTGTATTCCATCATAATCATCACTTGCCCATTCATCATAATCATCAACTTCTTCATTGGTTAATAGATGAAAATACTTTCTTAATTCCTCTGCAATCTCACAGAGCTCATCAACATCTTCCCAATAACTAATAGTGCAATCATTGTTAATACTACCCAACATTCCACCACCGAGATAGTTTTGGTATGCCGTCATCTTCACACCATCCCAACCAAGTGATGTTAAATCAATCTCAATTCCACCACCACGACGCGAGTATTCACACCGTAAAGTTATATCTTCAAAGTTTATATTTTTATTATTCATTT